TCCAAATGATTGAGCGCCGGCTGTTATTGCACCCAGAAAAGCATTACCCTCTTCTATCAATTTGTTATTATTTTTTTGAGCAATACCAGCCTGCTCCATATTCAGTAATTGTTCTTCGGTTAATCCAGATAGTGTAGTCATCGCCTCAATTGTTACATCACTTTGGTCACTAATATTACCATTTACACCCAACTCTTCTTTTAATGCCTTCAATAACTCATTTTGTGCCTTTGCTTTATTTTCAGCACCTTCGGCAGTACGAGCTTGCATTGCTGCTTCAGTTAATCTTGAGGTATTAACCATTTTACCGGTCATTAAAGCAATTTTATTTGCTTGCTGAATAGTATTTTCAACATCCATCAAACTTTTTGCAGAACTTCTGATTGATTCTCTTGTCGCACCCTGCTTTATTAATTCAGCATTTAATTGACCTATTAATTTTAATTCTTGCTTTGTAGCCCCAACCATCAAATATTGGTTATCAGCCATTTCCTTTGCTATTTTATTAGCAGTAACACCTGTCTTTGAACCTATATCTTTTAGTATAGAATCAACCTCATCAACGGCAACACCTGCATTTTGAAATGATAGTGCTAACCCCACCGCAGATGCTGCATCACCAGTTAATTGAGAAAGTTCAGTAACACCTAAAACCATATCATCGGTTGCCATATTAACATTACCAAATTCATCTACCAATGCCTTTGATGATTCTGCCAGTGCCTCACCACCATAAAGTAATCTGGTCATACTCCAACTTGATGCAGCAAGTTCTCCTGCTACAGCAGCGGATTCTTTTACATTTAATCCCATTGTTTTATACATCTCAAACGCAGTTCCAAATATGTTGGAAAAAGATTCTTTAACGGCCTCTGCTGAATTCTTAAAAGCTTCAGAACCCGCATATAATAATCCGCCGGTTTTAAATATTTTTGCTATATCTTCAGTTGCTCCAAACACATCTAAAAAGTTTTCTTTTATGCGGTTGTTAATGTCTAACATTTTTTCTGCCTTTTGAACTAAAGACTTCATAGCCTTAAGTTGTGCTAACAACGGCTTTACTGAATCATCACCACTAGCCGCAGCTGTTTCAAGCTCTAACATAGCTTTATCTATCAAACTTATTTGTTCTTTTAAGTCTTTTTCTTTTTCAATATTAGCTACTAATTCTTTTTGTATATCACTTCCCGCCGTACTTAAACCATCTACATTTTTACCTATAGCTTCAATAAGGGTTTGTTGTAAAGGCTTTGGTGGCCCTGCCGTCGGCGCGTTTTGCATAGCAATATCGTTATCTAAAGCATCACTCAAAGCCCGTAATTGTGCAATGTGTTCTGTAAGTGCCGGATATGATGATGTTTGGGCCCCCTGCATAAAATCAACAATGGCCTCATTAATTATTCTACGTCTTTCTTCTAAATTTGTAACATTTTTTAAGTTACTCATTAAATCGTTTTGTGTTTGTAAAGCAGCACCTTGTAACGCGTTGGTTTGTTTTACCGTTTCTAAAAATTCGTTTTGTGCCTTGTTTTTTTCTAAGTCTGTAAATAATTCTTCTTTTTTAAGTTGGGAATTATTAGCAATTAAAGCACGTTGAGTAAGTAATTTTTGGATAAGTTGGTTATTTTCAGCATTATTTTGTTTAGCCAATTCAACAATAGCCGTTGATAACGCTACTTCTTGTTGTGATAAATTAGTAGCCGCTTCTAAATTTTTTAAAAGATTATCTTGTATATTCTGAGCCTCAACATTAAGAGCATTATTTTGCTTAACAGCATCTAAAAGATTTTTTCTCAAATCTAGTTCATCAGAAAGGGATTCGTTACTCATTGGGATTTTTAGAATTGTATATCATTTTCTCTTTTAAAAGCCTGTATGTAATTTCTCATTAATTTTTTCATTTCCGGGTCATCTTGTGAATTTATAAGATTTTCTATATCCGAATTAACAGTATCTATAGCAGTTTTATATTTTTGCATTATTTGTTGTTTTTTAGCTTTTTGACCCGTTATAAGTGATAACAATCTTGATATAATTCCCTCATTTATATTATGCTTTTTCAACACTTCTCTGAGTTTAGATACTTTTATTTTCATAATTATCCTTAATTTATATACTATAAATATAGAAATACCCAATATTTCTATTGGGTATCTTTACTTTCTTCTCATTTGAGATTTTGCTCTTGCAATTTCTTTATCGTGTACCTTTTTTTCGGCATTCTTAAACTCAATAATTTTGGTTATGTAGAAGGTTCTCATCCATACAGGCATATTATATACATCGGACCAAGTAAACCCGCCATTACCATGATATATTAAATCAAAGATTTGGGAATGTAATAACTTTCTATACTCAGGTTGATGGCCAAAAAAAGGAAACATCCATAGGTAGGCTGATTTCCCTCCTTTCCCCGGTTTCATCGGAAATAAACTCATACATCAGGTTTATATCAGGTGTTACCTCTTTTATATAGTTTCGTAACTCTTTTGAATCAATAGCAAATAACTCATTATCTACAAAATTATTTATAGTTTGTAAATTATATTCTCCATCAACCGAAAGTATTATATTTTTTAAACGGGTTGTTAATTCACGTGAAACCTCATCTTTTAATTTTTTATTAATTCGTTTTACTTCCTCCAAATCATGCTTTGCTTTTCTATCTTTTGATTCTGTAAGTGCCATAAAAGTAACTTTGCGTTTTGATGTTGGTAATTCAAACTCAAACTCATTTTTATATAATTCCACCTGAACTGAACCATCATATGGTTTATTTTCAAATTGAGTTAAATCAATATTCTCTTTTTGCTTTTTACCAGTAAACGGGTCGGTAATCTCAACCTCATAATCTTTACCATACCCCAAAATACGACTTGCAATCATTATTGCGTTTTTATCACCAATTGTTAAATCAACATATTTAATAGGTTCACCATTACCATTTGATACAATAAGCGATTGAAATAACTTATCCAACACCGAACCATCTTTAATATAAGATTGGGTAGTTAAAATATCTTCTTCTTTTGCAGTCATATATTTTAATTCCACCTTACCCGATGATAGTGGGTTATCTTTGGTGTAAATTAACCCTCGAGATGGTAATTCTATAATCTCGGTTGGGAAATTGTGTTCTTTTAGTTTTTGGGTTTCGTAGGCATGTTTAATACTTTCTACAACCTCTTTGTTACTTTTCTGATATTCATCAGTTAAATTTTGACTCATAACTTTTCTCCTTTATATATAAATACAAAATTAGGATATTTTTAATTTAAAGATTATAACTTGGGTGCAATTTCATATGACAACTTTTACAAAGAGTAATTCCGCTAACATTTTCCACAGTATGGTATTCTATTATTTTATCAACAATTAATTTTTTTTCTTCAAAAGTATAGTCTATACTTTTATCTACATATTTTAAAAGTATTTCTGACATGGTTTCACCATCATGATGTACCTCCAAAGTATCATTACCCCCACATTTTTTACATTTAAATTTATCTCTTTTAAGTATTTCATACTTCCAATTTTTGTATAACCTATCATCGGAACGAACCAATACATTTATTGTACTAGTACCACCCTTCCAATTACCATGATTTTTACCCCTCATCATTTCACCACTTATTTTACCACATGCCCACAATTCTTTCATCATTTTAGAATATCTAACTTGTCTATCCGTATCATTGTGAAATGCTATTGCTGTTTTTAAAGAATTATTATGTACTCTACTATCAGTTTCTTTTGTAAGACCTAAATTCCACACTGTTCTTTCACCATTTTTAAATTGATTTTTTCGGGTATTTGTAGAATTTTCTATTGCCTTTGGATTATGCCCCCAATTATTATGAACTCTAGAATAATGTCCTTTAGCAAAATCTCTAAATTTGTTATTAAACCATTTTACTTCTATACCACAACCACACTTACATAATGGTGCAATCCCACCCAAATAAGTTTCAATATAAAGTTGTGCGGAATTTATTTTATGGGTTTTTTGAGCATGTACTTTAAAAGATATATAATTATTAAACTCTTTATTACATTTATTACATTTATAGTTTTCCATATCAATAAATATATACGATTAAGCATTTTTGTATTTCATGCTTATATAAACAAAAACCCCCCAAAATTGGGGGGTTCACATTTTTCAATTTATATTTTTTACAATCCGAAAAATTAATCAATATTGTAGCACGGCATAGTCATAGGATAATCCCAACTCCACATTTGCTAATTCTGAGTCTGATGTATAATCCATATCCGAAAATTTGGCTCTAGTAATAAAAGCCCCTTTCAATGTCCATTCCTCAACCTTATCACCAACAGGCCCCAATGCGTTAAATGTAATCTCTTTTTTATAGAAATCTGAATAACCATCTCTACCTGTTACTGATTCGTGGTGTAGTCGAACCCACTCCATAACGGCTTGAGCACCGGATGGTACAATTGGGTCATAAAGTGTAATGGTTAATTCTTGCCATTCTGACCTACCCTTTACATATCTCCTAACATTGACATGGTCAACTGTTACCCTATTTTGTTGTAGTTCTGGTCTACCCGCTGCTTTAATTAAATATGCAGGAACACCCTCAATGTACATAATAAATCGGTTAGCAACTTTTGGTTCAAAGTTGGTAAACATTATTTCTTGAGGTGTTAGTAATTGTGCCATTTATTTCTCCTAATTTGCTATAAATATAGTTAATTTATTTTTTTAAGTTTAATTTATTCAGGGAATACTGCTCCAGTTGGTAATACAGTGAAATCTAATACAATAAATTCAGCCGTTTTTGTTGGTTGTAAGAAAATATCACCTTTTAACATATTTCTATCAATCATATCCACCGTATTATTTGTATCATCCATCACAACTTTGAATGCGTATAAACCATTTCTTTGTTGAATTGATTCCAAATAAGGATTAACAATAGATAAGAAACGATTTCGGGTTGCAGCAGTATTTTGTTCAAATAGTAAATATCTTGATGTAGATGCAATAAATTTCTTAACTGCTATCAACAATCTTCTTACATTAATTCTATCCAAAGCAGATGGTCTTGATTGTAAAGTTTTTTGCCCAAACACCGTTGCACCCTGACCTGGGAATGTTGCTATTGGATTAATTCTAGCAACATAAAGTGTATCTCTTTCACTATGTTTTAATCTTTCTTTTACATCAATTACATTTGGTAATCCACCACGATTCAACCCAGCAGGTGCATACCATTCGGCCGCAACCTGATCATTAAACGCTATAACACCTGGCAGAACTACGGATGGTGGGACCCACATTGGTTTATTTTTTGCAGTATCCAATATTTTAACCCAAGGATAATATGTTGCCACATAATTAGAATCAAATGTTGCGGATGCAGCAACCGCCTCTGCGATTGAAGCTGTTAATCCACCCAAATCCATTACATAAAAAGCATCACCACGTTCTTCACATAAATCAGTTGCAGCATCGGTTACAAAAGGATGAAATGCATGTATAAATCCTGGTAAAATAAGCATGTTCATATCAACTTCATCGGGGTTTCCTACAATTGAAAGTGCTCCCTTCATTATTTGTGTTCCTTCGGAAGTGGCTGAACTACAATCGAATCCCTGTGTGTTTGATGGGATGATTTGGTCGCCCATATATGCGTTTGATGCACTAAATCCAGTTCCATTTTCACCACCAGTAAAACTCATTGAACTTGTAACACCAAGCCACCCAGCAGAACCGGTCTGTGGCATTGCATCACTATATGATATATCACCATCATCTACTGAACCAGTAACTTCAACTCTGATATAAATTGAGTTATTTGGATAATCGCCATTAGAAGCCAATTTCCAATCGGTACCTGAACCAGTTACCACCGTCATATATCTATCACCAATTACACGTTTAATATATTGAGGTGATGATGGGTCAAGATTTACATTATAAAACTGCTCCACAATATTAGGCCTTCTATCATTATCTTCAATGTTAGAACCAAAGTAGTAAGATGCGGATAATGCAGCAGATTGAGTTGTTGTAGTATCAACCCTACGAACGGTTACCTGAAAATCTCCGTAATTTGTTCCGGGAACACTTTTAGGTGGTCTTAAATTACTAATATAAACTTTTACTTCATGATTAGAAACCTCTCCATGTGATACGGTATGAAATTTAAATAATCCACCAATAGTACCACTACCACTTACCCATTGGGTAGATGCTGCCTTAAAATCTTTACCCAATACCCTAACAATAGTTGCGTTTGGAGCATCCTGTAAATAAGATTGAACCGAATATGGTAAATAAGATTTATCAGTTAATGGTCCAAACTTTTGTTGGAACTCATTAAATGATTGAACCTGTGTTGGTACAAATGCCGGTCCTTTTACAGTTGGTCCGACAAAAACTGCTCCAATTTCAGCTACTCCTTGTGGTAAAAATGATAAATCCCGTTCTCTTGTGAAAACACCAGGACTAACAATTGTTTCTGCCATTATATTCTCCTAATATAGTTTTTATTCCTTATAATAAATACAAACAAAATTAGGGAAACTTATATTTATTGGGTAGAAGTAAAGGTATTTGTATCAATATCGTAAGAACCCACCCCATATTTTTGGGTTAATTCTTTACCAAATTCATTTTGTGATTTAACTAATTCTTTGTAATTTGATATTAATTCGTTTTTTTCTTCCCGCAAGTTTGCAAAGATTTCCTCTAACTCTTTGGATTGTATTTCTATTTCTCCAAGTCTTGCCGTAACTGCGATACCTTTTTGGCGGAATTCTAAAAGCCGCTCTCTTTCGGTTTCTTCAAATTGTTTTACTAATGTTTCTTCCATAGATTTTTATATGTTTTAAGTGTTGTATATAAATATAGAAATTTTTTTTATAAGTGTTTATTTCACCCCATATTTTGATTTTCATCAAACACAATTTTACCAATACTATAAACCTTGCGATTGTTGTTTTTAACCCCTACCCACTCCGGTACTATATATGCTTTTGTTACCAAATTAATACTTGCTCTTACAATTCTATCATCGTTTGTATCCGATAAGGTTTCGAAGTTGTAACTATCACCCTTTATCTGAAACTTAAATCTATCACCAAATGACCTACCCTGAAAGAAGATGATTTGCTCTACTATCTTATTCAACTGCCGCATGTAATCACACCAAATATTCATTTCATACTGAACATCTAAGTAATCAGGTCTTTCAACTGCAATAAACTCTTTTTTTGGTTGTGCACCTGTCAATATGGAAAATTGGTCATATCTATTTGATTTTGTGTAATTCACCTCAACAAACTGATGCGCATCTTCTGAATTCAAAACCTTTAACTTTGCAGCCTGCGGATTTACAGATAAACCTGTCCTTTTAAACACTATTATAGGTGTTTGTATTCTACCATTTTCATCTTTGAAAAAACTATCCTTTTGAGCAGATGCCCATTTTTCAGGATTTGCATACCTTACTACTACGGGGATTATCTTACCATCTTCTTCTACAAAGGGTTTAACATCGTTTACTAAAAACTCTCTGAATGCCATATCAATATCGTATATGCCAATGGATATATTTTTTGCTAAATCCCCATCACGCCTTACATCATATGCCTTATTTCTTGCATCTTTATCAGATACATTATTTGAGTATCTATCCATTTTTTAAATCCCCATAGGTAGGTTATACTGCTGTTGTTGCTCTGAACTACCAAATCTTACATTAACTAACTTAATGGATGTTTGGCGGGTTACATGCGCATTACATATTATTGAAAGAGATGTTCCATGCCCATCTCCCCCATCCCAAGTTTGAGGATTCTTACCCACAAATAACCGATTTTCGTTTACATTATCAACCATATAATACTCATTATCCCATTGAATAATATCACCTACATCAGGCTTTACATCCTTATCATCTTTTAGGGTATCCCTTAAAAAGTTGAATATAGCAGTATGTTGATACGATTGTCCAAAATCATCTGAAACCTGTTCCGTGTCCTGCCTATCAATTAAGCAAGGGATTTTAACAGGATTATAAAAAACTTTGTCCGGTGACTCCCCATAAACATTTACCAATGATTCATCTAATACAGGCTTATAATAATACACCTCCGTATCAATTATTTCATTGATAAGTTCTTTGTTTAACCTTCTGATTAAACTAACATCTCTCGCCGAACCAAATAATGCCATCTCACTATCCTATATAAATTGGTAATGGTATACGGGTAAGCGATGATTCCAAAAATTCAGTTTCATCCTTTTTTGCTTCCAAAAGTGCTCTTCTGCTTGTAGCCTCCAACATCTCCTTAATCTGAGTTATCAATGCTTCTTTTTCAGTTGCCGCCTGAGTCTTTAAATCAGTACCATCCAATGTTACTTCTGCACCAGGTATAGGTATTGAACTATATTTTGAACGAACAGTTCCTAATACCTCTTTTACTAAAGCAAGTGTGTATTTGAATATCCACTGCCTACCATGTGCATTTATATCAGAATAATCCAACCTACCAAATGGAGCATTTGAAAAATCTGAAACAACCCCAGACTTTGCTATTGGGTTATTTCTTTCTGAATCCAATGTGTATTCAAAGTGTATTTTTGTTTGATTGTATAAATCGGATGGGATGGGGAATACTCTAATTCGTTTCCCGTATATTTTAAACCCATATTGCGATTTTCTAATTTTATCGTTGAATTCAATC